CACCAGCGCCGACAATGGTTGGTGCTTCTTCACCACCACCTCTAGACAAGATAGAAACTTGTTCGGTCGCTTGTTGTACTGCAACACCAACATTACTATTATTGGTAGTTACAGTAGAAATGATTTGTTGCATTACTTGATTAGTGCCGTTTACCATTTCATTTTGTGCAGTCATTCTATCTTGTGTTGCCTGATTCAGATTTGCATCTAGAGATTCTCCAGGACTAATACCTACTCCTGCAGGAGTATAAAACTCCCCATTTATACCTCTAGTGGAATGCATTCCCAAGAGATTGCTTAGATTTTGAATTTTTAATTCTTCTCTATCCATGTCTTGAGGACCACTAGAATCAGTTCCAGTTCGTCCACTACCAGTCTGACTAGGACTACCAGGAACATCAATAGTACCACCACCCAATGCCCCTCTTTGCTGAACTAACTTAGAAGAACTTAAATCAGCGAGTGGATTCTTCTTATTGGGGTCAAATCCCATGGTAGCCATAATTGCAGCAACAGCAGTCATATAACTCTTATGATTGTTACCATCACTTTCTGGAGCATATGTTGGAAGAAGTGCTCTTAATCCTGCCATTGGAGTTGGATAAGAACCAAATCCTTTCTTTCCTTTATAGTCCTTATCCCAGTAAATGACGTGTTGTTTTACAGCATCATCTAAACTCTTATATCTTGCCCAAGTTCTAGAACCATCCCTAACACTACCAGCACTACCAGTACCAGTTTGTCCAAATGGATTGTTATCCATTCTCGCAAGTGCAGAAGTTAAATAACCAGACTCAAACATTGCCTGAGCAGCAGTCAACTCAGGGAATGGAGAACCGTGTTTTTTAGCAAGCTCATAAATGGTAGCAAAAGCTTGCTTTTTGGTCATATTCAGGGGTAATGGAGCATATGTCGCATTACCACTTCCACTATCAGGAGAACCCGTATTCCCAGTAGAAGGTTGAGGTGATTGAGCGGGATGCTTATCAAGGTTCCATCTATTTCCAGTGACAGCATCAACTGCGCCAGCTAGAGCACGACCAAACCCACCCATGGGGAAACTACTATCATCGTGAGAATTTTGTTTAGATTTACCTCCTTTAAATTTTCTATATTCCGCCTTAATCATTCTGCGAATTTTATCAGGACCACTGCCTAAAGTGTCCCCTGGCATCAGTTTTCTTAAATCCCAACGATAATGGGATGGATTGTCCCTATCATACCAATTCGGATAATCCCTATATTCTTCGTAATGTGTTCTAACTCGTTTGTCATTAATATCAGATTCTTTCCATCCCCAGTTTGCAGCAAGGGCACCTGCCTCCTTTGCCATTCTCCAATACTGAGACATTTTAGGAGCGTTTGCTCCCCAGTTAGTTCCATATTCAGTATTATTAGCACCACCTGCAATACCGAGTGCTGCAGCATATGAACCATTTCGATTATATGTATGTGCTGGCCAACCAGAACCATACTTTGCTTTGTTAACTAATCCAGTAGTTGTTAAGTATGAATGATATCCATATTTTCCTTGATGAACATCAGTATTATCAAGTCCACCAGCACTCCAGTGTAAGAAAATCTTCTTAGCATCATTAGAACCAGAAGTTCCATCTCTAGATTTTACTTGATTTAAATATTCACCTCCATCAGCAAATCCAGGTAATTTATATCCCCCCTTCTTTGCTTCAGAAATTCTTTGTCCAGTAAGACCAGACATTCTTTGAGTAGCAGGAGTATTAAATGGTACTACAAATGCTCCACCGCCTGCTTTTTGTGCAACATATTCTCTACCATGACCAATAAATGCGGTGCTTCTTCCACCATCAAGAGACACTGGATAACCAGACATAGGACCGTTAATCCATCCGCCACCAGATGCCTTTTTCTTTACCTTTCCTCCCCGAGCATACTCAGGTTCTTGGGAAGACTGATATAGACCATAACCAGCAGCTGCTGTTACTCCAACTCCAAGAAGAGTTCTTAGTGCTCCACCTCTTCGTGTTCTTGGACGCCCTCCACCACCTCTACCAGTAACAAATTTAATTAATGCACCTACACCTTTGGTGATATCAGTAATAATCTTTGTAGGATTACTAAGATACCTAATCAGAAGAATGGCAGAACCAATACCTACAATAGCTTTACCTAAACCAATTGTTTTTTCCCACCAAGTAGCATCATCACGGAATAGGTCATAAAGACCATCAATAGTGCTAATAACACTAAACCTAGACCAGTCCCAAATAAATTTACCAATTTTTCCGATGACATCAAGTCCATCTTCAATCATCTTTTTATTGTTGGGGTCAGCTAACCATTGAAGTACTTTAGTTCCAACAAAAAATTTAAACAGTCCTGATAAAGCCCCTAACATGGACTCTAAAAATCCCTTTACTTTTCCAGCACCAAGGATTCCACCAACTAAAGGTTTAGAACGTTCTTCTTTTTCTTTTGCAAACTTAGCTTTAAAAGAGCTCTGTCTCTTTTGTTCCCTCTCAAGGTCAATTATAGCGACTTTTTTGAGGTCTGTCAATACCTTCGCCAACGAATTGACAGTTGCCCCTAGATTATTTACTGCTCTTGTGTTAGAATTAAGAGCAAGTTGTATCTTACCTTCTTGTGCGGCACCAGGTTTTTTTGCGCTAGCAGAACTTGGGTCCTTTACCTGCACAAATTTATAAAAGTTAATTTTGCTGCTTTTGGATACAGTTGCTGCCATTATGACATTCTCTTACTTAAGCTTGAAGATGCGCCAGGTACATTACCACTAGATTTATTTATCTGGACTGGTGTAGGCATACCAACCAAACTTGTAATAACGACAGGAATAGGAATCATCTTCATTGATTGTGCTATTGCATGTTGTTCGGATAAATTGCCAGTCGTTAATTCCGTATTAACAGGAACTGACTTCATTGGGGGATTACCTTTACCAGTTTCATCCTCTTTTTCACTTGCAACTGGTTCTTTGACACCAATCATTTTGAAGAATGCAATAAATGCTTTTGGATCGAATGGGGAACTAACAGAAGCAGAACCCCCTCCTCCTCCTCCACCACCACCGC